CAACGGAGCGCGCAGGCTATTCCTGTCAAAACCGGTCAGGAATCTTGACACTGGGCCGCTAGGACCCTTCAACTGCTGGTATGCACCTGGCTATCCAGAGGTGCTTCGCCTACCAGAAGACGCCTTGCCTACTGCAATAAAGGCACATAGCTGGGAACACGCACCGTTGAGAATTACATTGACGATTGATTTTATCAAAGATAAAGAAAGCATATCCCCTAGAGGGGAAACTTAACCGAAAAACTTCATGAGCCGGATGCTCTGGCCTTTGCCTTATGACCGGCCAACACCTACCGCCGAGAGGCGCGAATGAGAGTACTTTTTCATGCCCGGGCGGGCTTGACCGCCTTCCCGGGTTCCATTAGAACCAAATTATTAAAACTATGAAACTTGAACACACACAAAAGCGGTCCGCACGTCGGACTTTCCTCAAAGAGGGCAATGATCCCCTGTATTCGATGCCTGTATGGCTGCGCCGACAGAACCATATTTTGGCCGCTGATTCGAATGAGTACAACCGGAAGCATGGCCTGGCAATCGACAGTGTCGCAGTGCCGGTACCGTCGGTTTACAAGGCGACGGCAAGGACCAGATCAGCTATCTGATTTTTGCTCTGTAATCTAGACATATCATTTTTTAACAACAACCTAACCATCTTCAAATTATGAAAACATTAAATCAACGTAACCGCGGCCAGGTGCTCGCCGCCTTTCGCGAATTCCTCAAAGAATTGAAGGCAAGCGAAGAAAACAAAGAACGCTTTTCCTTCATAGCGCTTCGTAAAAAGTACGGGCTTTCCTCCTTTGCCTATTCTGCCCTTCCATCCCTCGCCGGCCAGGATATCACTGACGATTTCGTCAAAGCGGCCTACGATGTGGTAATGGAATACAGACATTCGACCGAAAAAGCATACCGCGGTAAGCCGATCAGGCGCTTTGCCCACCGCATCGCCGACGAAGTCAAAGACCCCGGCCGTCGCATCGGCAAGCCCGCACCGGCTACTGCCACGGCACCCGCGGCTGAACCGGCCGTAAAGCCAAACGCAGAACGGGCGAACTGGGCGCTCGTCCAGCAGCTGCGCTTGCTTCGATTCCAGCTACAGACCGACCATGCAGCCCTGGTCCACGCAATCGACGTGCTCGAGCATCGTCGGCCTGCCGCCTGGGTTCGCCGCATTATCGCGGTTATCCGCGGATGGTTCGCCTGTAAGAAAGCACCGAAAGACCTTCAGATGCGATAAGCCATGAAAGGCTCTTCCAGATACTTCTTCGTACTTGACGGCCGCGATGGTGCCGATTTCCGCCGCTTTTGCGAAGCGAACGAGCTGACGATCAGCGCGGCTGTCAGGGCGCTTGTCAAGATATTTCTGCGCACGCTATCCAAGGCTAGAGACATGGAATACGAGGATGGCATCGACGTTGAGATAGAAAGCATGTTTGCTGAATTGTCAAACACAGATGCAACGGAAGGGCTTCGTGTGCAGAAAAGGAAACCACACCTTTAGCAGATAAACTATTAAAAACCTACGACTATGAACGAACGAGATTACGTAAAAAACCTTCTGGCCCTGGGCGGCCAGATGGTCCTCGAGAGACTAGGCGAAGACAGCGGTGAACTGTCTTTCAACAAAGCGAAAACGACGTACGGCAGCTGGTTCATGAAGGCCGTTGAGGCTGGAGACCTGAAGCCCGTCAGGAAGGGCGAAGGCAAGCGCGGTAAGATCGTTTTCCGTCGGGCAGATATCCTCGCCCTGCGCGCTGCGCAAAGCCGGCCTGCTGAACTTGTTCTCTGATGAATAACATCGCCTATCAGCACTTGCTCAAGAGCCGCGTCTGGCGTCGGATGCGACGCGAATACCTGGCAGCTCACCCGTTGTGCGAGCGATGCGAAGCGCACGGGATCACTCGCCTGGCTACAGAGGTCCACCACCGTATCCCTGTGGAAACAGCCGGCGATTACGCAGCAATGCGGAGGCTGGCCTACGACGTGACCAACCTACAGGCACTGTGTAAGACCTGCCATCGCGAGGTTCACGAAACAGGCGACTTCGCTGCCAGGTATCGCCGGCGGCGGCCGAAGGCGGATGTGCAGGCGCTGGCCAGGAAGCACGCTGAAGAAACTATAAATAATTTATTATCAAATGATTAACAACAACCACCCGGGGGCTATTTTTTTGACAGGTTCGCTTCCGACGGCTGTCCCACTCCCCCGAGCTTCGCTCAATCGCGAGGTGTTTTTTGCACCGGGGGGTTGACTTTGTGAGCTATGGCAAAGGCACAAAAGATTACTATTGAAGGGGTTGCAAGAAAGATACGGGCAGCTCTGAAAAACCAGAAGACCTACTCGAAAGATCTCGAGCTGGCCATCCAGACGGCGGCCGGCACGTACGTCGCATACACGCTGGCGGTGAAAGACATCGAGGCATTGGAAAGCACTTTTTACAAAACGTACAGCAGGGAGGGAAATCCGGAGTACAAAGAGCACCCGGCCATCAAAGCGATGGAACGAACGTCGAACGTACTGGCCAAACGCCTGAAGGCTCTGGGCCTGACGCTTGAGACCTTAACGGCGACGGATGACGACCCGCTGGAGGATCTGGTGGCAAAGGTGCGAGAAATTCGTAACAGCGAAGACGATGCTTGACGATCTCGAAAGACAGTACCGACGCGATGCGAAGGTGGCAATCGTCGGCTGGTTCGACAGCGATGCAGGACGGGCTGCTTTGGACGGCTCTGCCCTGGCCGCGTTGGATCCTCGCATCAGGAAATACTTCTCCGGACTTGGAAGCCAGCCAGCAGCACACAATCTTTTCGAACTGTTGGCCGTCCGACGCGCTTTTGACTTTGAGGGCAAATACGAATTCCGTCCAGGAGCAGCCCGTGAAGCCCTGGTGGTAATCGAAAGCCTTCGCTTCCCTACCGACAAAGGCCTGCAGCCTATCGTCTTGTCGCCAGTGCAGGTCTTTCTCCTGGCACACGCTTATGGCTTCTACGACGCAGCCGGCCAGCGTGTTATTCGTAACGTCTTTCTGTTTGTGCCGCGCAAATTCGGCAAGACTACACTGACTGCCGGCATCTGCATTAACGAATTGCTTTTCGGTCCACCAGATGGGCAGGTATTCGCCTGTGCAAATTCATACGACCAGGCCAAAATCTGCTTCGACATTATCCGCCAGACTGTCGCGCCGCTGGACCGCGGCGGCCGCCGCTTCAAGATCAATCGCGAGAAAATTTTCTCCATGATGAAAGGCCGCACGGCCTTCGCCCGGTGCCTAGCATCGAACCCTGACACCCTTGACGGTCTAAACGCCAGCTGCTACGTTCTAGATGAATATGCGCAGGCCAAATCGCCAGAACTACGTAACGTTATGGCCACCAGTCAGGGGACACGCGAGAACCCGCTTGAAATCATTATCACCACAGCTTCGTGGGTAACCGACGGCCCCTGCGTCGATACGCTTGAAGCGTACCGGAATATTCTTCTGGGCCGGTCCGAAGACGATTCCGTCCTGGCATTAATTTTTGAACCAGATGTCGACGACCGCGAAGATGACCCGAAGACGTGGAAGAAAGTACAGCCTAATTGGGGCATCACGGTCCGCCCGGACTACTATCGCAGGGCTTACACCAAAGCGCTGGAATCGGCCGATAACATGGTGGCATTCCGTACGAAACTGCTGAACGTTTTCTGCGTTAACGAGAAGCGCAGTTGGATTACCGCCAATGAGGTAACAGAGCTATTTGCCGATTTTGATTTCAATAACCTGCCTGTCCGCCCCTTCGCCAATGTCGCATTTGACCTGTCTGTCTGGGATGACTTTACAGCGGTAGCCTATGAAATGCTGCTGCCGAATGATGACGGCAAAGGCAAGCATTTGCATTTTCATGTTGACTATTATATCCCGGAGGATTCCGTCGACCGGCACCCGCGGAGGGACCTGTACCGCAAATGGATCGCGGAGGGTTACCTGAAAGCCCTTCCCGGCAAGATCATAGACTACGAATCAGTGGCAAAAGATATCATGGAGAAACGAGAATCTATTGCCATTTTGGGCATCGGCTATGACCCGTACAAATCGAAAACGGCGACTTCCGTTCTGGCGGCTGCCGGTGCATCGAAAGCGTTGAAGCCAATCAGGCAAACCTACGGCTCTTTCACAGGACCGGTCGAGACGCTGGAGCTGCTGATTAAGCAAGGGAAGGCGACCTTCTCCCCTAACCCGATTACCGCCTGGTGCTTCTCAAACTGCATCATGGATGAAGATCGGATGGGAAATAAAAAGCCAATTAAACGCGAGGCTACGGCGAAGATAGACGGGGCTATCTGCTGCCTGCAATGCCAGTACCTGTTTGACAACTTCAAGAAATAGCCGGCGGGTATGCAGAAAGACAGACCGGCCGCCTATTGATAGAAAAACTATTGCTATATGTATTTGACTGTCGCAGATTTGAAACGCCACCTAAACGTAGACTTTTCCGACGATGACGCTTACATCGCCGAACTCGAGAAGGTGGCTGAATCCTACATAGAAACCTACCTGCAGCGTCCACTGTCCGAACTT